CCATTGATTTCGTCGGCTGTCCATAGGGACTGCCAGGGAGCGATGCCCACTCCCGGTTGCAACGGGCAATAGCCAAAGACCAATCGCCGGATAGCACCGGGTCAAGCGCCTTGCGCCGGTCAATCAGAAACAGTGCGGCAATATCTTGAGAGGCTGGCGAGAAGTCCGGAAGATTGCAGGCATTGGCGCATTCGTCCCATGTACGTGAAAGGAACTGATAGGCACCGGCTGCCGTGGAAGTGATCGGCTTGCCGCCAAGGTTCCGGGTAATTACTTGGCGCGGATGGTCGTCAAACGATCCAAACTTCGCCCCACCGAATAGCGTCTGATAGCCTGCACCTTCGGTGTATTTGATGAGCGCAAGAAACGCCTTGACGTGCTCATCCGTCAGCAACGAAGCATAGTCCCTCATTCCATGACCTCCAATGTCACTCGCTGCTCTATGGACTCTGCTACTTCAAGTCTGGCGAGTAGAACTGATACGCTAGATGGCGATGGAATGACGCCATTGCTTCCACGTACTGAACCCAGAACAATGTCGCACTCGTCATGGTTGCCAATCCAGCCGAGGCCAACTGCATCGGGGAGAACCTTTCCATGAGCGTGTGCGAATTGCGTTGCAACCTCATAGCGTCCAATTGGTAAATGATCGCGTCCATTGCCAGCCCCAGCGAGGCATAGCCTCAAGTTATCGACGTATAAAGTGCCGTTACGGATGGAAAGGTTCATAGGGTGACGTGGTTCTTTGCCCAGACCACAGCAGCCCAAACGATGCCGATCATTGAACAAGCCCAGACCACCAATCGCCCGATGATCTTTGATCCATTGAGAACCGCGATTAGCTCATCAATTGACGGTTGCACCTCGGATTCCATCATCATGTGCGTATCGAGCTTTGACTTCATTTCGGATTGATTCGCCTTGATCTCGTCTAACGAGTTGTCTTGCCGGTTCAACCTTTGCAGGATGATGTTCATTAGTTCGTTATCGCTCATGAGGCACCTTAGTTAAGTGTCTGTGGCGTCATTTCGGCGCCGATAATGTTGTTTTCGGCGTCACGCTTGATGGTGATCTGCTTCTTCACCTGCCCGGTTTGCTGGTCAAGGATGATGACCGGCTGCGGTTGGTTCATTTGCTGCATCTGAGTGACGATTCCAGTCACATCGCGCATGATGTTGTTGCGCAGCGCCTCGAAGTCAGGCTCTTTCGCTTCCGGCTTGGCGCTCAGTTCAGCAATCTTGGCGAGCAATGGCGCGATGGATTCGGAAACGATCTGGCGCACTTCGTCGGTATTGTCGTCAGGCTCTTCTTTGGTTTCGAGTTGCGCGACTTTCTCCGCCAATGCTGCGATGGCATCATTGACCGGCGACAGGTCTAGCTCTGCAGTCTGCGGTTCTGCGACTTGCGCGGAAAGGTCGGAAACCTGCTGCGACAGGGAAGCGATAGATGCTTTCAGTTCGCTGTCATCGGATGGTTCCGGCATATCGATTGCGGCGATGGCGTCCAACACTGGCGATAGGTCAAGCGTCTGCTGTTCAACAGGATCAACAGGACCGGCCTGAACAGGATCAATGACCGGATCGACTTCGCCCATCGTTCCAAGTGCCGGGCCTTGATCGGCAATCTTTTCCTGCTCGTCTTCCCATGTCGCATCGGGCGTGACGATGCCGCGCCGCTTCAGTTCGCCGAAGTAAGTTTCGTCGGACAACTTGCCGGCCTGATTCGACTTCAGCAGCAATTCGGCAGAGGCTTCAGCAAGATTGGCCGCGCCAAAGTCCTTGAACAACGAGACATGACCGCCTTCTTGCTCATTGACCCACATCGCCATGAATTGCAGGCACTGGTCTAGTGAGTCCTCGAAGTCTTCAACGATGCGCTGAAGTGCGCAGCGGTTCGCCTCGTTCTCTGATTGGACTTGAGTAGCAGTCACATCGCCCGGCTTCAGCACAAGCAATTCAGCGCCCGTCTGACGCATCCGTTCCTCAAGGTCAAGGATGGATTGCCGCCCTGCACCGATGGCCGCGCCGGAATGCTCAACGAACTTCATCTCGCCGCCCTGCGGAATCTTGACGGCATTCTTTGCGCCTACGGTAATTTGCGTGTCAGTGTCGGCGCCGATGATGGCAAGAATTGGGACGCGCGCGACGTGGAGGATTGTTTGCTGGTCGCTGCACGATTGCCAGTGCTCGATATTTTGGTAGGCCAGTTCAATCAGCGGCGCCTCACCTACGCCCGTAGCCTTGCGGATACCGTAAAAGAAGACAAACGGAATCTCGTTGATCGTAGTCGTGCCTTCGTCAAACAGGAACCACTCTTCAGCCTTATCGGCCTTGCGCCATACCTGCCACTGGCCACGTGATAGAACGCGCACTTGCTCTACGGATTGTTCACCAAAGTCACCAACGTATTCCATGACGGTTTCCAGCAAGCGAACCTGAGTCAGCTTTTCGGCACCGGAGATGCGCTCGGTACGCCAGCCTAGAACAGTGCCAGGTGCGTAACGGGTGAAGTACGGACGCACTCCGGTAGCCTTCTCGTCAGCCTGCGTCTTGATGCCATTGGCCGGCGGATAATCGACCAATACACCGGAAACGCCATAGTCGATACAGTCGCGCAACAGTTGCGAACTGAAGACATGGAGGTTATGGCCTTGCAGGTCGCAATCCTGCATCCACTCAGCAATGCGCGGAGGAACATCTTCCTGCAACGCTACGGGCTTGCTGAATGGCTTTGATGCCAGGACTTCAGCGGTGCGCGAGAACGCCGGATACAGCGTGGCAATAGCAATGCGAGTGTTGTAGCTGTCCTGTTCCTCGTTCGGCCATTTAGGCAAGAAAGTTTCGCCCGCTTCGCGCATCGTGGCCGTGCCACCGAGCAGCGCGGTAATCAAAGGCCAATGGCGAGACTGTGCCACAACCGAGGCAGATTGTTCGCGTACTGAATTATTCATATTGGCCCTGAAATGAAAAAACCCGCCGAAGCGGGTTAGGTGTGTTTGTTCGCGTTAAACGCGTAGTGGCTGAATGGTCGCAATACGTTTTATGACCGGCCATTCGACATCAATGCAGTAACCGATGGCAGTCGTAATGTGCTGATACTTGTTCCGTTGGTCTTCCTGAAAGGAAGATCCTTCCTGAAGCTGAACGGTTGATAGTCCTTTGTCGCACCATTTGGCAGTCACTGGATTGACGAATAACCGTCTGTTTCCATCTGCCGTGCAGATCATCGCCCTGACAGAGTTCTGTCTATCCTTGATCGATGGATGCGCTGGCTTTACCTTGCGCGTGAATGTCCAACCGTTTGCCTTTAGAACCGACTCAATATCAACGTAGTCGCTCGCGTGTCCGTGCTTATCTCCCGCTTGCCCAGCAGGGTCGCCATATATCAACACGTGCTTGTTCTGGTGATCCTTGAATTTATCGACGAACTCAATTGCTGATTGCTTCGATACGGCGCTGGTCAATACGATTTCATCAAGCAGCAGCAGTGACATGCCATCATTGCGCCGAACGCCTACCGCAGACGACAATGGAGTGAAGTTCTGGTCATGCATCCATAGCAGTTGCTCGTGCGGCTCGATTACTGCATCGGTGTGGTTGTCAGTGCTGTAGTCTTCATAAATCCGCCCCGTTGCACCAACGAAATCGGCTTCGTATTCCTGCTTGTATTGCCGCATTGACATATGCCGCTTGGCAGCAGCAATAGTCTCTGCAGGAAGAATTTCAGAGCTTTTCCAGTGGTAACACTTCCACTCCGGATCATTGGCCGTTTCAGCATACTTAGCCATGTCGTAATAATGGTTAAGGCCATCAGGAACGCCAATCAGCCAACACCATGCGCGATATTCCGGGCGCGTCGGGTTGAACGTATCCAATGCGGGCCGGATGTTCGCTTCCCATGCGTCAGGCTTGACGTCTGCAATCTCGTCAATGACGCCGCCAGTCCAGAGAATTCCCTCAATGCGCTCCGGCTTGTCCAAACCAATCAGATGAACCTCTGACCCGTTATCCATGTAGATAATCAGATCGGTTTCGGATGGCGCTTTCTTCTGCAAGCTGCACAGACATAACTGTTTCATGTCTGCCCAGTAAATCTTCTTAACCTGGTCGCGCGTCGGAGCGGCGATGAAGTAGCGTTCGTTCGGATTCTTCATTGCCTGCTTGGCAACGAATCGCTTTGCTCGCTCAGTCTTTCCTGAGCGCCGGCCAGCAGGAACTACCGGAAACCTAACTCCATTGCCGACCGCAGCAACTAATGCAGCCTGTACCGGATGCTCAATCAGCTTGTACCAGCGCCCAAGCTCTTTTGATGTTTGCAGCGACAGCATCAGTCTGGCAGCTTCTCGGCAATCGCCTTCAGCAGATCGTCGCTATTGCCTTCGGTCGGTGCGGCTTCTTCCCTCTTGTCTCGCCATAGGTCAGGGCGGCGATTCTTCAGCCAGAATATGCAGGCAGTTGTGTCTGGCGGGTAATACTTTCGGATTTGCGTTTTGACAATCTGGTGATCTATTACACGAATATCTACTTCGTCGTGTTCGTATCCAATGGCGCGATGGAACAGGCTACGCTCTACGCGCTCATCTGGAATAGTCTTTGATTCGTTTAGGGCATGAAAAAAGTCATCATGCTCATTTTTCCAATTGAATAGCGTTCTAACTGTTATGCCAAAAAAATCAGCAATTTCTAGGTCTGTTGCGCCTAGCCTGCATAGCTTCTTCGCTTGTTCAACGAATTCAGGGCGATATTTAGATGGCCGCCCCATCGCTTTGGCGGTCATATCAATAAGCCTCTCAATGGGTAATAGGTTGCCACCATTCCGGCTTACGCTTTCGCGCTGGCGGCATGCGGTTAGCGGAGGGATGAAACGTCAATCTGGAGCCACGCAACGAACTTGCAGCGTCTTTTCTTGCTTACAAGGCAAGCGCATCACTTTCAATGCTTGCATGGCGCAAATGAAAAAGCCCCGCATGTGCGAGGCTATGTATTCTTGCCAGTTGCTAACCTATAGCCCGGACTGGCAGCACGGACGGATAGCGGCGTTAGCGACCGCGAAGTGTATAGCCTTTAATTGACCCGATTAACGAGTTGGCTAGTCTCGATACTACGCGCTCCGTAACGGCTCATCTGCGCTAAGTCCGGCTTTCAGATGTGAAACTCAGGGCGAAATTCTCCCCGAGAAAATTATCCATTGATTTTATTTATCTGTCAATCAACAAAGCACAAGGCCGTGCCGCTTAACACTTACGATCAGCGCATGATGCGCCTGGGTAAGCATAAGCTCATAGTTTGCCCGTGGAAAGCGGAATACAGCGCATATCCCATAACAACGATTGATCGCCGCCCGTTCAGCCGGTTGCAGGCTGTCGATTGCGGCATCCAAGGCCATCATCGTTGCGTTGTCCGACTGCTCGCACATATCCTCAAAGCTCGATAGCCCACTACTGCCGAACCCTGCCGACTTGGAGTCATAGCCGATTCTCTCTCTGAATGAGTGCTGCCATGTGGCCCAGTCGTAAAGTAGGTTGGTCAGGGCGATGTATTCTGATTCGAGTATCTGCATGTGCGCCTCAGTTAAGCGTTATCGATTCTTCTTCGTTGAGTTCTTCCACGGTCAAATCATCGTCATCTAGCTCTTTGAACGTTTCCACGATGGCCATGGCGAATGCCAGCGGATAACCGTCTAGCAGGTTGTTTTCCAGTGCCGAGGCGCAGACTTCATAGAGCGCGGCCATTTCGTCATCGTTGAGTAGCAGGCGGGTTAGTTGTTCTAGTTGCATTAAGACACCCTTTTAGTTATGGAGACCGAAAAGACCACAATACGAATGAATCAGGCTCAAACACTGGTAATTCGTGCGATATGCCGATGATCCATAGCCCCATAGATTGCAGGTATTCGCTATCCGTGGTCCGTTGGCATCCGTCGCACTTGCGGTCGATTGCCCGGCGGTCGTATCGGCATAGGCGGGTTATGGGGAATTGCTGGCAACCGTATGTCATGACGATTTAAGCGGCGCCTTGATCCGCTTGCAGTTTTCGGTCTTCATTTGAAAACGACATATGCGCCACACCGCCGCTACGGTACATAGCCGTATTGGCCGACAAGGAACCGAACGCCGCCTTAGTTCCGCCAGCATTGGCCGCGTAAGTCATGGCATTGTCCGCAGAGATGTTAAGCCCCTTGGCCGCAACAACTGCGTCTTGGTTGGCGCCGATGAACACGAACTCCCAACCGTACTTAATGCGTTGGTGCTCGATCATGTCGGCAACCTGCTTGCTGGTGTATTCGCGGCTGGCGTTTTCGTAGCCGTCCGTGATAATGGCAATAAGCACCTTTGCCGGGCGGGCGGGTTCCGCCATGTTCTCAAATTTTCCGCCGAGCCGGTGGATCGTCTGGCCGATAGCGTCGTATAGCGCCGTGTTGCCCATCGGGCGATAGCTGTGCATGTTGAGCGGCGGCACTTCCTTGATGAATCCTTCCTGCGGAAACTCCACGGAATCGCTAAAGGTTGCCAGTGTCACGCACGCCACTCCGGGCGACTTCTTCTGATCTTCGAGGAACGTGTTAAAGCCACCGATTGTGTCGGTCAGAGTGCTGCCCATCGATCCTGACTTGTCTAGAACGATAGCGATATGGGTGTATTCATTGTTCATTTGCTTCTCCTTTTCGTTGAAATTTATAGAGCGTAATACTTCGCAAATTTGTCGCGGCACGGAGCGCAGGTTTCATCCACCAACCGCATTGACCATTCTCCACAAGACGAACACTCGCCAGCCGTTCCTTTCGGAATCTCAGCAGCTTTCCGCATGGCTTCTTTTACGTGGTCATCGATGACGGACTCACGGTAGTAGTCGGCGCGGTCTGCTTCGTCGCCGGGGGAAATGTCGCGGTCAATTTCCATTCTTCAGTTCCTTTAGTTTCGCCACGTAATACGCTTTGATTGCCTTCAGTTCGGCTATCGTATATTTCTTAGGTGCCTGGTCAGCCTCTAGTGATTCAACGGCTTCTAGGCCGATTCTGGCGATTAGTCCGATACGGTAATCAACTGCTCTACCTGCTCCCCATCGGTTACATTGCTTTTTCTGTCCGTTGGCATTCGCCTCATTAAATCGAAGGTGTGGAGCGGAAGCCACCGAACGGTAGTGGCCACAGTCGAATAACCCTCCCGATGAAACCGATCCAACAAGGGGCATACCACAACAGATGCACGGCTTATCTTTGTCGCGTTCCCTGATAAATGCGTTGAATGCAATTTGCGCCTCCTTTGTCCAATCTCGTTTAGTCTTCAGTTTCTCGCGCAATATCTTCGTGCTGGCGATATCTGCGATACGCTCGGCTTTCTCTCGCTTGGCCTTGGAGCGTTCGGCGTGGATTATTCCTAGTTTCACTTCGCAGTCGAATGAGCATGTTTGTTGCAGGCATCGCACAGGATGAAAGTCGTTTCGGCAAACTCGGCATTTGCGTGGTTTTTTTGGAATGCTCATAAGCCCAATCCATACGCTGCTGCAATTGCGATAAGTTTTAGTGCAGCACGGCGCTTTTCTTTTTCTTCTAGCGACAAACTCGCATCTAGTCGTTTAATCTCGTTCTCTCGCTCAATAAACTCACGTGCAACGCGCAATTCACCTTCTGCTTTCCGCTGCTCATAAGTTCCGCGCAATTTAGCTTGTCCCATTACGCTGCAATCCTTTCATCGCCGAATATCACGCCACGTTCCACAGCGAATGCGGTGATTAACTCAATCAGCGCAGCGAATTGTGATTTGCTCAATTTGCTTGTTCTCTGTCCGAGAATCACAAACCCGTTGCCGGTCATGTTCGGAACGACCTTTGATTGAACCAGGCCAGCACTTAACAAGTCTTTCCATTCTTCTGGATTCAGCTTGTTTCCGTGCCAGTCGGTTTGTGCTGACAGGTCGGCCAGCATTGCCCACATCTTCGCGTTCTGTTCCAGGTTCCGCGATGGCTCGGCGATGGTCACGATATAACCTTCGTCTGCGGTCAGCACATGGCGGCAGATCGCTTTACGGGCGACTTCTCCGGTAATTGTCAAAGTCCTCTTCACTTCGCCACCTTTCCGCTATCAAAATTTAATATCGACCGAATAAAAGAAGCATTGCTTTCATCACTCTTCGTTTCACGCTCGTATTCATTCCATGGAACTATCCGATAAAGACCAGTAACAACCCAACGCTGAAACGCAACAAGGTCTTTCCGCGATTTGTTGAATACCATTGGGTAAGGAGAAATGCCGCGTTCAACCATCGCATTGAATCTATGCCAGATGCGGTCCCACGTTTCTGCTTGGTCATAACCGATAAGCATGTACGCCATCAGGTGCTTTGGTGGAACTCCGGCCTTTTCAAGTTGCGCTACGCCACGAAAGAAAATCTTCTCGTCACCGATGTTGTCCCATGCCGTGTAAAGGCGGCGCTCAGAAAACTTCGTGTCTCGGTACTGAATCGTCGCCAGCGACTCGGCGGCCTCGTCGTTAATCAGCCGAACATTGATGCCTTGACTCATGCAAACCCGGAACTTTCCGTCTCGAATCTCAGCGATCCGCTCGCGCCATTCCGGGTTTCCGAAAAAGTCGTTGTCGAGCAAGTGCAGCTTTTTCGGGAATGGCTTTCCTCGCCATATATCGGCTATCGTGTTAGTGCTTCGCGGCTTTCCTTCCTTCTTAGGAACCTCGCAGAACTTACAGCGAAGCCGGCAGCCGCGTTGCGTGAAGCCAATTGAGTAATCAATATCAGGATAATCTGCGTAGTCGTAGTGCTCATGCTCATCGCCGATTAGTTCCTCGACTGTATGCACATACGGAGTTCCAGTTCCTCCTACAATTGCACCGGGCCACTGATGCTGAAAACGCATCAGTTTTTCCTGCGAAAATTTGAAGATCACAGACCCATAAACCAAGTCATATGATGGTTCAAACAGATCACGCTCAATCCGGCGAGTAAATACAACTTCGTCGCCTTTTTTACGGTGCCAGTGCGCTAGTTTCATAAGCGCCAAGTTAGGCAAAGAACCATCCAACTGAGTTAGTCTAATGGTGCTCACTTAGAAACCTTTCCGCTATCCACATTTGCCCGCTGTGCCTTGCGGGTTTCGATTTCCTGCCGCCAGGCTTCCCGGCAATCGGTTATCAAACGATCGGCGGCATCGTTTCCGCGCTTGGCCTTGACCAGTCCGAAATACGGAGTCGGGTCGCCATCAGGGAAGAACCGGCGAATCACATCCCGAACCTCATACGGATGAAGATCAACCGCAGCGGCTTGATCGGGATTGGCTATACCGGAATCGGCCATGATCGCGGCGCGTTCTTCGCGGGCTTCTTCGTGGCTGGTGAATAGGTCGTTCATTCGATCCCCCTGCTCTTCTTGAATGGCCGGTTGTTTTTCGCCTCGATAGCTTCCTGGTGATTTCTTGCCAAGTTCGCCTTGGCCTCTTCCGATAGATTGCAGAAGCGCGAGAACTCGCCCTGGAATAGCGCCTTGGCCACGCCTGTTTCTCCCATGCGCTGTTTTCCGATGATGATTTCAGCGATGCCTTTTTCGGGCGATTCAGGCCGGTAATACTCGTCTCGGTACATCATCAAAATAATGTCCGCGTCCTGCTCGATAGCGCCTGAATCCCGCAGGTCGGATAGCATCGGGCGCTTGTCTGCCCGCTCTTCAACCTTTCGATT